ACACTTATACAAGGCAAAGAGTCTCACGGGTATACTTTCTAAGTGCTTTAACGCTAAACACCGTGTGGGTCTTACTGGTACTCTCGATGGTCTTCAATGTAACCAACTAGTATTAGAGGGATTGTTTGGTCCTGTAGAAAGGAGTGTAAGGACAGCAGACCTACAGAAAGCAAACTACTTAAGTGATCTTAAAATAAACATTCTTGTATGTAAGCATAAGTATATTGGATTTGATACCTATCAGGATGAGATTAATTATATAATAGGACATAGAAAACGGAACAAAATTATCACAGGACTAGCGAGAGACCTTAATGGTAACACACTTATCCTGTTCAATTTCATAGAGAAACACGGTGATGTCTTATGGGATCTGCTAAATAGTATTAACAAAACAAAACAATTGTTTTATATTCACGGAGGTGTACCCACCGATGAACGTGAAGAAGTACGCCAAATATGTGAGACATCATCTGATTCAATCATACTTGCTTCGTACGGTACCTTTAGCACTGGTATCAATATAAAAAACTTACATAATGTTATTTTTGCATCACCAACTAAGTCTAGAGTACGTAACCTACAATCAATAGGACGTGCTTTAAGGAAGCACGATTCGAAAGGTCGTGCTACTCTGTATGACTTCGCTGATGATATTAGCAATGGTCGCTTTAGGAATTTTACTTTGAATCATTTGACTGAACGGATAACCCAATACCAAGGGGAGAAGTTTAATTATTCCATCACTGAGATCAATTTAGGAGAGAACGAATGAGCCAAACCTTAAGTTACATTAGACCTGATGAAGAATTCTTTGGAGTTATTAAACTCTTAAACGGAGAAGAGATCATCGGTCGAATCGTTGTGACTGAAGAAGATGGTGGACATCTTGCTTTCATTCAGGATCCTGCTAAGGTACACGCAAATGAAACGGTGTCGGAAGGAAGACGAGCAGTTGCAGTAGGACTCAAGAAATGGATGGTCTTCTCTGCTGAAGACTTTTATATCATTCCTGAAGATAGGATTCTAACTATAGCACCACTAAGTACTGAAGCAATATTAATGTATAAGTATTTTGTTAAGTCTGAAATGGGCGCACGGCACCCAGGAAAACCTGCTGAGGAAATCGAACCCGATGATACTATGGGTCTCATTGGAAAAGTAGATGACCACAGACAAAAGTTAGAGGATCTATTTAATTCAGATAAAAGCTAGAGTTATCCAACCAACCCTGACAGTGTTGAGTCTACTCATATTTGACCACCTTGTCAAGCTTCCTATTTTTGTGCTATAATTTTGTTATGAAATTCCCTTATAGATATGGCATTTATGGTGGCGAGGAAGAATACTAAAAATCAACACTATGTCGATAACCAAAAGTTCCTCAAGGCAATCGTGGACTATCGAGATAAGGTTGAATTGTCTAAAATTAGGGAGACAAAGAAACCTAGAATAGATGAGTACATAGGAGATTGCTTTCTAAAGATTGCAACGCACCTGTCATATAGACCTAACTTCATCAACTATATGTACAAGGAAGATATGATATCCGATGGAGTAGAGAATTGTGTGCAGTACATAGATAATTTTGATCCAGCAAAGTCTAAGAACCCCTTCGCATATTTTACACAGATAGTATACTATGCTTTCCTAAGAAGGATTGCTAAAGAGAAAAGGCAGATGGATATAAAGGATAAGATCATAGAGAAGAGTGGGTTCGATCAGGTATTCCATTCAGATGATCCTTCAGCATCAGCAGAATTAAGTGGTATCAAGTCTCGTATAGAAATGAACTCTAGATACTAATGGATGAATTTAATGCTAGAGGTGCATCAACGCACGGTTATACTAATCCATCACAGAAGGTTGACACAGCATATGTAGAGTCACAGTCTGAAGAGACAGACAAGCACGGCTTTACTATAAAGAAGAAACCAGGTGGATTAAGATCAGTACGGTTATCAGTAGAAAACTGTGAACAACTTGCTGGTCTAGATAAGAACGTAATGGCATCCTTGCTAAAGGGTGAATGGAATGAGTGGACAACATCCGATCATTCTGGTAGAATGTCCAAGAAGATTGTAATCGAGTATGACATCACACAAAAAGATCCTGCTGATAACTGATCAGCACTTTGGTGTACGAAACGACAATCAAGTTTTTATTGAGAAGTACAGAGAATTCTATACTACTATAGTACTCCCATATATTCGTAAGCACAAGATTGATACGGTCTTATGTCTAGGGGATACGTTTGACAAGAGAAAGAGTATCAACTTCTTGAGTCTTGAAGCTGCTAGAGAGATGTGGTTTGACCCCATCAGAGAGTTGGGTGTCAAGATGTATATGCTGATAGGTAACCACGACATCTATTATAAGAACACTCTTAAGATAAATGCTCCACAACACTTATTAAGTGGATACGATAATATAGAAATTATAGATGAACCAAAGCATATTGTTATTAATGATAAGAAGATTTTAATGCTTCCTTGGATCTGTGATGATAATCGTGAAAAAACTAATAGTTTAATTGAACAGTCAGATGCCACGGTATGTCTAGGACATTTAGAATTAACAGGATTTGAGGCTATACCTGGAAGGTTTATGGAGAACGGTGATGATCCTTCAGTCTATGATAAATTTGATCTAGTTTGCTCAGGTCATTTCCATCATAAGTCAAAGAAGGGTGTCGTTAATTACCTTGGTAACCCGAACCAAATATACTGGAATGATTACGGTCTAAATCGTGGGTTCCATATACTAAATACAGATACATTACGTTTACAATTCCATAAGAATCCTTATACAATTTTCAACAAGTTATATTATGATGATGTGCAGAAGGAATATGAAACACTTCCTGACTTTTCACGATTAAAAGGATCGTATGTTAAAGTGATTGTACAGCAGAGAACTAATCAAGTATGGTTCGATCGCTATATCAAATCACTTCAAGATACTAATGTTGCTGACTTAAAGATCATAGAGGATCTAACTTTAGATCTAGATGATGTTGATGAATCTCTGGAGACAGAGGATACAATGACAATCTTGGAAACCTATGTCCAAGACTTAGAGGATTCTATAGACAAGACTAGTGTAGTTACTATTCTAAAATCATTGTACACAGAAGCACTTAATCTTTGATGTTTATCTTGTTAGACAAAAAATCTGGTGGAGTATATGCTGTTACTGACGAGAAGACTGGTCAGAAGTGTGTACAAATATTTGTTGACAAGGATGACGCAGTACGCTATTATGGTATGCTAGAAGCAGTTGACTATAAGCGTCCTTTAGAAGTGACCGAAGTTGAGGAGGACATTGTTATAAACAATTGTTCTGCACACAGTTATAATTACACGTTCATCAATCCTGAAGATCTTGTTATTCCACCGTTATGATCACCTTTGAGAAGATTCGTTGGAAGAATTTTCTAAGTACAGGCAACCAGTTCACCGAGATTGACTTCACCAAAACTGTATCCACTCTAGTGATTGGATCAAATGGTGCTGGTAAATCAACGATGTTGGATGCTTTGTGCTTTGGATTATTCAACAAACCATTCAGGAAAATCACAAAGTCACAGTTAGTTAATAGTATTAATGAGCGTGAGACTATTGTAGAGATAGAATTTACGATTGGTACAATAGATTATAAGGTAGTACGTGGTATAAAGCCAGGTGTATTTGAGATGTATCGTAATGGTACCCTGATAGATCAGGATGCTGCCAATAGGGACTACCAGAAATACCTTGAGCAAAGCATATTAAAATTAAACTTTAAGTCATTTACACAGGTGGTTATATTAGGGAGTAGTACATTTGTTCCCTTTATGCAGTTAGGTGCTCCTCATAGACGAGAAGTTATTGAGGATCTATTAGACATACAAATATTTTCTTATATGAATATGCTCCTGAAGGAGCGTGTAAAGGATAACAATGCAGTGCTACGTGAGTGTAAGCACGAGTTGGAGATGGCAACTAATAATATTAAGTCACAGGAGAAGGTACTATCAAAACTTACTACTGTAAACAAGGAACGTATTGCACATCAACAACAGAGGTTTGATGAGAATGAGGAACGAATGTGTAGCCTCAAGAATGAGATTGAAGAATTCCAAGTGAAGATTAATAAACTCAGTGATGCTAGTCAGAAGTTAGTTGATAAGGAAGCAGAGTATCAGAAGGCATTTGGTATTAAGAGTAAGATAGATGCTAGATGTGAGAAGGTATCTAAGGATATAAAATTCTTCGAAGACAATTCTTCTTGTCCTGTATGCTCACAAGATATTGAAGATAAGTTTAGAAAGGTTAAGATTAATAACTTGTCTACTAAGGAACAAGAACTTAACGATGCAGGAGCAGAGTTAGAGAAACAAGTTGCTAGGAGTCTCAGAACGATTGAGAAACTTAGACAGGATACATCTAACGTAACAGAATTTCAATTTGAAATACGTCGTCTGGTCAATGAAGAACAAAAGTTAATGAAACAGAATACAGATATTCTGACACAGATTAGATCTCTAGGTGATCAACCAGATATTAAAGGTGAAGAGGAACTACTAACCAGACTACAACAGGAGTTTGACGAGAAGGAGACTGCTTGTTCAGGTGTCAATAAAGAAGCACAAGACTTTAAGTTAGTCAGTGGTCTCTTAAAAGATGGTGGTATCAAGGCAAGAATTATTTCTAAGTACATTCCTATCATCAATCAAAGGATCAATAAGTATTTGACATCAATGGATACATATATTAATTTCACCTTGGATGAAGAGTTCAGTGAAGTAATCAAGTCACGTCACCGTGATAGATTCTCCTACTCATCCTTCTCTGAAGGAGAGAAGCAGAAGATTGACTTAGCACTACTCTTTACTTGGAGACACGTTGCTAAACTAAAGAACTCTATTATTACAAATCTATTAATACTTGATGAAGTGTTTGATAGTTCACTAGATAATACAGCGACTGAAGAACTACTTAAGATCCTTAAGGAGATCACTTCTACCAATACTAATATGTTTATTATCTCTCACAAGGGTGATGTACTCCTAGACAAGTTTGATAGAACTATCAAGTTTGATAAGGTTAACGAATTTTCTAAGGTGTTTGAAGATGTTTGATATACCATTCTATACAAGTAACAATGAGTATGGTGATCATTGTAAGTTACGCAAGGCTTTACTAGAACGACGTGATGAATTCTGTTGTGAGCAAAACAAAT